TTTGCAACTAATGTTTCTGGTGAAATATTATATTGCATAATTAAATGTGGGTATAGTGAATTTAAATCAAATGACATTACCCATTTATGTAAACCGACTTGTGGGTCTTTTACATATGCACCTTCAAACTTTTCATCTTTATTTCTTTGAATTTTTTGTGGTATAACAATATTCTTTTTTCGAAGTTCATTGTAAATTAATATATCCCAGTATTTAACTGAACCAAGTACATCCATATAGTTAACTTTAGCATCATAAGCCATAGTTAAACATAGTTCAATCAATCTCATTTTGTCCTCTAATCTATCCACGATTTCTACATCTTGTATGTTGTAGTCAATGAACGATTGGAAGTCCTTTAAGTACCATTCTCGGAATGTTTCGTATGGATTGTCATCCTTAGACTCTCCTAACTCTACATGCGCGATATGGTCAAGTCTGTAACTCTCACGATTGGTGTATGTAAACTTCCTATACAAATCATAGTAATCTAGATGAGATACACCTTGTATATCAAATACTTGATGTTTTCTACCCATTTTAAAAACTTCTCTACCTGTAACATTACCCCAAGGTGAAAGTCTATTCACTTCTTTTTCATCATATAAATTTTTAATACGATTACAAATGTAAGGTACATCAAAAAATTCTGTATTCCAGCCTGTAAGAACATCTGGTTGATTTGATTGCCAGAAAGATAAAAACTCTTGTATTAATTTTTCTTCTGTATCACATTTTACATAAGTAACATCTTCTCTTGTGTTTTTATATTCACCTGTGCCCCAAACCAATATTTGCTTGTTTTGATGATTTTTAATTGTGATTGATAGTAATGGTTCAATTGCTTGTTCTGGGTTTGGAAAACCATTTTCACATGCAACTTCTATATCCATAGTTACAACAAGAATCTTATCTATATCCCATTTTACATGATTAGGATATTCATCTGAAATATAATTATATTGAAATAAAGTATTACCAAAGATTAGATGTGGTTGGTCTTCATAAGACTTTAACCATTCCTTTGCCTCTTTCATTGTATTATGTTTTACAGGCGTGACAAATTGCCCATCAAGGGTTTTGTGTTTAGTTTCTTTGATTACTTTACAAAAGAGAGTAGGCGAATACTTAACCTTTCGATTAATTCTTTCTCCATCCACATATTCTCTAACAAGTAGAGTATTACCCCAAGGGGTTACATTTGTATAAAAGTTCATAATATAAGTGCCAGTATACTAGGCTCAACATGTTTTGTCAATTGTTATTTGTTTTCTTCTTGTAAAAATTCTTCTGCAGTTTCAGGATAGAATGAGTTTAGTGTTGCAAGTTTATCAGAAGCATCTGCCAACTTGGTCATTTCTAAATCTACTGCCCCAACTAGGTCTGGGTGTTCACCGATACCAACTGGGTTCTTTATATAAACATCAATGTTTACTTTTGCAGCTGCAACTTCAGCTTCATATTTTTTTCTTAGTGCATTTATCATTTTAATTACCTATAGTCTATATCGTTATTATCACCTCGCTCTATATAACTAGATAGAACGAATTTCCTGTCTGGGTTTACTGCTACCTTTAGTCTAGTTAGCAATTCTCTGTTAATTAAGAATGTACTTTTTGAATCCCTTGTTGTTAATCCTATTGGTACATCTTTATATAATTTATTATTAAATTTTAAATCTACTAATACTATTGGTCTTTTATCTATTTTATCTACATGTGTAGGATGTGATACACCAACTATGTTATTAGTAAATTTTTTACCATCTCTTTCCCATCTAGCTGTCTTACCTTTTATTTCTAATTTGTCTACATGAAACATGGATGCTTTAGTTCCGTTCCCTGTATCAAACTTAGCACGAAATGGGCCAAGTCCTACAATTTCTAATCTCTCTACATATCCAGCAACTTGTGTTGAACCTACAAAACGACTTTTAACTTTTCCAATGTGTGTAACTATTTTTTCAATTAGTCTTTCGTTGGTTGTTTTCTCACCTTTACTATTTCCAAAGTTAGAACCAATACCTGGCGAACCATTACATTCTAAAATATATGCTTTACCATTTACGACTGAGTGGTCTACTCCAACCATGTATGCACCAGTAGAACGATATGCATTTAATATTAAATCTATTTCATCTTGTGAAAGTTTATAAGGAAATGTTTCTGCTCCTCTATGTCTATTAGAACGAAAATCTTCTTTTGGTTTTACTCTTTTAGTAGAAGCAATAATAACACCATCTACTACAATGGTTCTAACATCAAATGGCATTTCTAAAAATTCTTGTATTAATAGTTCTGCATTAAATTTCCATAATGATTGAACAACAGATATCATACTTTTAAAATCATTTACTATTGATACACCAATACCCTGTGTACCAGTAATCGTTTTTATGATAACTGGAAATTTTCCACCTATTCTTTTGTGTGCATCCACAACTGAATCTTCGTTATTAATTAATGATGTTTTAGGTGTTTGTATTCCATTCTGATGAAAGGTAATATAAGATGTCATTTTATTATCACAAGTTAACATACCATCTCGGTTGTTAATCATAAATGCACCTGCCTTTTCAAAAGTAGAAAGTAATGCAAGTCCTACTTCATTATCTAATACTCCAGCACGAACAAACACGACTGTTTTAGATATATCAAAGTCTAGTCTTTCTCCCTCTACATTTGATATAGTTAAAGTGCCTTTGTCTAAATCGTTATCTGATACCCATGCTTTTTTTGTATTAACAATATGACATGGAATATTATTTTTATCTGAATATTCTTTAAGTTGGTTTGCAACCACTTCTTCTGTTGATGAAGATGTTCTAGTTAAAACAGCTATTTGAATATTACCATCATTCACATTTTCTTCTGTGATGAATGATTTAAATTTTTCCATAATATATTTACTCTGAGTTAGGTTGCCATTTACCTATTGATTCTTGTTTACCTTTATAATCTGCAAGTGCAGCTTTGATAGCATCTTCTGCCAAAACTGAACAATGAATTTTTACAGGTGGTAGTGCAAGTTCTTCTGCAATATCACTATTTTTAATTTTTAAAGCTTCATCTACACTTTGTCCTTTAACCCATTCTGTTAATAGACTTGATGATGCTATGGCAGAACCACATCCATAAGTTTTAAATTTTGCATCTGTTATGATACCATCATCACCTACTTTGATTTGAAGTTTCATTACATCGCCACATGCAGGTGCTCCGACCATACCAGTGCCAACTGATGAATCTTTTATATCAAGTGTTCCTACATTTCTAGGATTCTCGTAATGGTCTAAAACTTTATCTGAATATGCCACTATACTACCTCTTTCTTTTTCCCTATGTTATATTTAGTTTCCAACATCCACTCATCTTTTTCTTTGAATGAAATAATTTTGATTTGACTTAATGGTGCAATCGGTTCTGGTGTACCTTTCATTGTAACCAATCCCCAATCACTTAGAAGTTTAACTATTGTATTTCTTCTAGCAATATCATTCTCTGATAAGTTTGTATCTTTACCATCAAGTGCAAATAATTCTTTAAAGTGTACTATGTAATACTTACCTTGTTTATGAAGTATATGGCAAGACTGATATAGTTTCCTTTCTTTTCTAGAAGCAACTCCGATACGAGATAATGTTTCTCTAATCTTTAGGAAGTCATCTGGTTCTTTTAAAAGAACTTCAAACATCTGCTCCTGCGACCACTTTATATTATTTTCCATGTTTACCGCCTTTATTTAAACTATCCATGATAGTCTTTATTTGTTCATCATTTAGTATATTGAGAGCCGATTTTGCTTTTTCATTACCATATCCATAATACTCTTTAACACATTCTAAATGTTTTTCTTTCTTCGCCTTTAGCCAAGGGGTATATCTACTCCTTGTTCTAAGAGTATTTAGTAAAAAATCAAACTGCAATTTATTATCTATCTGATGATTCATGTTCATCTCATTTACTAGGAAGATAGTGTCTTGAAATGGAGCAAGACATTTG